CGTAGATCGTAGAGAGTTGCTGAATCAGCAATTTGATGAAACTGAGCCAGTCGAGCCGCAAAGCAAACCGCGAGCAGAGGACGGCAAGTATGTAGCGGATCCTCGCTCTGAGCCTGCGGCTGAAGAACCAGTTTGGAAACGCCCGCCGTCTTCGTGGAAGCGTGACTACCACGAAGTCTGGCAGACTGCTGATCCTCGCTTGCAAGAGTATGCTCACAAGCGCGAAGAGGAAATGCGGGCCGGGATCGAGCCACTGCGGTCAAAGGCCCAGTTTGCCGACCAAATGAATGAGGCCATGCAGCCTTATATGAACACAATCCAAGGGCTTGGAATCGACGCCCCTCGCGCCGTTAGAGCGTTGATGGAGGCCGACCATGTGCTGCGGAATAGTCCGCCAGACCAGAAGCGGGCGTACCTTGCCAATCTGGCGCGATCCTATGGAATTGATTTGGGTCAAGTTGGCTCGCAATCACAAGGCGCGCCTATAGACTCTAATTATTACGCTGTCCAAAACGAACTGAACAATGTTCGCGGAGAGATAGCTAATTTCAAGCAGCAACAAGAACAGGCTGAGAATCAGTCCTTGTTGGGTGAGATCAATGTCTTTGCTAATAAAGCAGAGTACTTTGAAGAAGCGCGTCCAGTCATGATCCAACTCCTACAGAGTGGAGTGGCGGGCACGTTAGAAGAAGCCTACGAAAAAGCAATTCGCCTTAACGATGATATTTTCTCGCAGATGCAGCAACGCTCACAGGCAGAAGCTGCGGCTCAGAAATCTTTATCGGCCAATCGGGCTGCGAAAGCAGCTAAGGCGGCAGCGGTTAGTGTCAAAAGTTCCACACCCGGCACCAAGACGACGACCAACGCGCAAGATAGACGCTCTATGCTGCTCGAACAATTCGACAGTGTGAACGAGCGTTTTTGATCAAATTGAAAGGACTATACAATGGCTTTCGCCAATAGTTCGATCAGTGACATCATTGCGACCAATATTCAGAGCCGCAGCGGTGAACTGGCCGACAACGTAACCAACAATAACGCGCTCCTTCGCCGTTTGAAGGATCGTGGCAACGTCAAAACATTTTCTGGCGGTAACGTAATCCTCCAGGAAATTATGTACAATGACAGCAGCACCAACAACACAAACAGCTATTCTGGCTATGAAGTGTTGAACGTGTCGCAGAACAGCCCAATCTCGGCTGCTCAGTTCTCGATCACTCAGTACGCCTCGGCGATCACGATTTCCGGCCTGGAAATGATCCAGAACTCCGGCAAGGCAGCGATCATCGACTTGCTGGATGGCCGCATGAATGTTGCGGAAGCCCAGTTGGCTAACCGTATCGGTGGCGACATCTACCTGGACGGCACCGGCAACAGCGGCAAGAACATCACCGGCCTTGGAGCCGCTGTTCCTGACGCGCCCACGAGTGGAACGTATGGCGGCATCAACCGCGCTTCGTTCACCTTCTGGCAATCAATTGCTTACTCTGGCGTAACCAACGGCGGCTCGGCTGTTACTGCCTCAAACATCCAGCAGTACATGGATGCCCTGGCTGTGCAGCTTATCCGTGGTACGGACAAGCCTGACCTGATCGTAGCTGACAACAATTACTATCGCCTGTATCTTCAGTCTTTGCAGTCCATCCAACGCATCTCGGACTCCGGTTCGTCGATGGCTGGGGCTGGGTTTGCCTCGCTGAAGTACTACGGCGCTGGTATGGCGTCAGACGTTGTGCTTGACGGTGGTATCGGTGCGGCCTCTACCGCTAACCATATGTGGTTCTTGAACACCAAATATTTGATGTTCCGCCCACATGCGGATCGTAACTTTGTTCCGATTGGTGGCGAACGTCAGTCCGTCAACCAGGACGCCATTGTGAAACTGATTGGCTGGGCGGGAAATATGACCTGCGCCGGTTCGCAGTTCCAGGGCGTTTTGATTGCGTGATGCAAAAATGAAGGGTTAAAACATGGCTTACTCATTTACTGAAAATCGCGCTGGACAGCTTCAGATCGCGAACACTGACTCTGGCGTCACGATGGCAAATGGCTCGTCTGCCGTTCCCACGCCGCCAAACACGCTCGGCCAAGTTTGCCGCGCGTTCGACCCGACCTACGGCGAAGGTGAGTTTATCATGCTTGTTGGCGTTGCCAGCACCGTGGTTGGCTCGCTGGTGACGTACAATGCAACGACCTACCAGACCGCCCTGTCGGCCAATACGGCCAACCAAGCGACTCCTGTAGCCGTTGCAATGGCGGCCAACACCGCTGGCCTCTTCGGCTGGTATCAGATTGGCGGCCTCGCGGTTGTCAAGAAGACCGCCGTTGCGACCAACGCTCAAGTTGCTGTTTACCAGTCCGCTACCGTTGGCCGTATTATGGCTACCGCTGCATCTGGCAAGCAGGTTCTTGGCGCTCGCTCTGCTAACCTTGCCACTATTGCCGCGACTGTTTCGACTGTTATTGTGTCGATCAATCGTCCGCATTTGCAGGGTGCCGTTACCTAATGATCGTGCCGTCTAATTTAGATGATACGATTCCTATCGTGTGCAACACGGAGGATCACGAAATCTTCGGCAACATAACTGCTGCCGTTGCTCGTGATCTTCCGTGGCTGCAACTTTCTACGCCGCACGATGGGGTAGCTGTGATTGTGGGGGGCGGTCCTTCGATGAAGGCGCTGCTCCCCATGATTGCCGGTCACAAGGCCGCTGGGCATAAGGTTTTTGCCGTAAATGGCACCATTCCGACCCTTGCCGGTGTCGATGTGACCCCAGATTATTTCGTGCTTCTGGACGCCAGAGCGCACAATCAGGGCTTTGTTCACCCCAATAAAGACACCAAATACCTTATTGCGTCCCAGTGCAGCGATGGCGTCTTTGAAGCCTTAGTCGGCCATGACGTTACCCTGTGGCACCCGGCTTATCCTGGCATTCAGGAATACATTGGCGAGCGCGTTTGCGCCCTAATTGGCGGCGGGACCACGGTTGGCTTGCAGGCCATGAGCATTGCCTTCTGCATGGGTTACCGCTCAATCCACCTGTACGGATTTGATTCCAGCTATTCCAACGGCGAAGGCCATGCCTATGCCCAAGACGCCAACGCTGAAGATCCCCGCGAAGGCTACTGGATCGGCGGCAAGGAATACATTGCGGCCCCTTGGATGGCCCGCCAGGCTATGGAGTTCCAGACCGCAGCCGAACAACTTGCGGAAGAGGACACAATCATTCAGGTCCACGGCTACGGGCTTTTACCGGCCATTGCCAAGGCCATGTCGGAGCCCCCCGCGCCTATGACGGAAGTCGGGAAATACGAAGCCATGTGGCAAACTCCGCTTTACCGGGAAGTGGCCCCAGGCGAGTTATTTGCGGAGCATTTCGTCCAGATTGCCAATCCCAAGCTGACAGATGTCATTGTGGATTTTGGCTGTGGGACAGGCCGTGGCGGTCAGAAGATTGCCAGTCTGACCCGTTGCGAAGTGCAACTTGTCGATTTTGCTGAGAATTGCCGCGACGAAGGCAATAACTTGCCATTTACGGTAGCCGACCTGACTAAGCCGATTGGCGTCAGCGGCAATATTGGCTACTGCACTGATGTCATGGAGCATATCCCGCCGGAGGATGTGTCTGACGTTATTAGAAATATCATGGATTGCGTTGACAGTTGCTATTTCAAAATAGCCTTGTTTGACGATAGTATGGGAAAGCTGATCGGCCACCCGCTTCATCTATCCGTGTTTCCTAGCGAATGGTGGCAGAGCAAATTCTCTGAATACAACATTAAGTACGAGCATTCGGACAAAGGCGATGCCTGTCCATATGCCACGTTGTACGTTCAAAACCTTTAGAAAAGGATTAAACCATGCCCATTCCTTCCCGAGTCCTTGCCTCCGGTAATTCCCCGCTGGCGACCATTTCCATCTGCGGCGACGGCGCGACTGCTCTGGTTGCCGTTGGCACCAATCAGTCCACTGCCTTGCAGCTCTCGGCTGTTGTTAACGCCATCACGACTTCCTCGGCCTCCACTGGCCTCAAGTTGCCCCCGTGCGAAGCTGGTGCGGTTGTTTACATCTATAATCTGAGCGGCCAGACCCTTCAGGTTTACAGCAACGAAGCCACGGGCGTCACGATTAACGCGGCGGTTGCCGGTGCGACTGGCGTTGCCATTGGTAATACCAAGACTGCAATCTGCCTCGGCACTTCTGCCACCACTTGGGCCGTCAGTGCGGCTCTGTCTTCCACGTAAGGAGTAATTTATGCCTATGGATAGCGATATTTCCAATGCCGATTCTCACCTGCATGTAGAGTTCTATGTGCATGACAAGGCTCCCTACAAGGACACGCCTTTTGTGAGAATTATGGTGCCTGGAGATAAAACTAACATCATTGAACAGCCCGCCCGCGAACATCACAAAGAGCGGTTCATTCGTCAGTGGCTTCATTTCCAGTCACAGAATAGCGACGGTCTGGTGATCGGAACGAAGCTGGACCAGTGGAACAAAGACAAGCCGGAGGACTTCAATGATCACCAAATGGCTGAATTGCAGATTTTGAAGTTTCAGACCGTCGAGCAAGTTGCGACGGCCACGGACGCCCAGTTGCAACGGATCGGCATGGGCGCCGCTGGCCTTCGTGAACGCGCTAGGGGTTATCTGACGCAGCGAAATCAATCTGAGAGCAGCACTGAATTGGCTAAGACTCGCAGCGAGCTAGATGAGTTGAAGGCTCAAATGGCCCTGCTCATGGCGCAGCGCAAGCCTGGTCGGCCACGCAAGGAAGATCTAGATGTCAACTACGACGATGCTTCAACTGGTTCAGCAGGCAACTAATGAACTAGGCGTTCCTACACCGACCACGGTAGCGGGAAATACGAACCAAGACGTTACTCAGATTTTGGCGTTGATGAACGCTTCTGGGTACGAATTGTTGCGTAAGGCCGACTGGCGCGAACTTACTATACCGTACAGCTTTTTTACGGAATACACGACCACGACGGGTACATACACGACCACCGCACTGACCATCACCGGCATCCCGTCCACTGCCGGGCTGGACACTACTTACATGGTTGTCGGCGCGGGGTTCCCCAATGCCACGTTTATCACAAGCGTTGATTCCGGTACGCAGGTTACAGTCTCGTCTTACTCAACCAGTGCCGTGACTGCTGGGACGATCTATTTTCAGAAAGTCAAGTACGACCTGCCGTCTGACTACGACAGCATCGTGCCGCGTACCCAGTGGGACAAGAGCAAGCATTGGGAAATGCTCGGGCCAGAAAGCGCGCAGCAGTGGGAATGGCTTCTCAGTGGCTTTATCAGCACTGGACCTCGCATCCGCTGGCGTTTGCTGGGTAGCTATTTCCAGATCTGGCCTGGTTACTCAACTGCTGAAAACCTTGGCTTTGAGTATCGCAGCAAGGGCTGGGCAAACGCAGCCAATGGCGATGTGAAGAATAGCTTCACGGTTGACACTGACACCTGCATATATCCCGACCGCGTGATGGTGTTGTCCACAAAGCTGAAATACTTCCAAGCTAAGGGCTTCGACACGACGGCGCTTTACCGCGATTACCTTACTGAGTTTGACACCTGTGTTGCTCAGGACACATCGGCGGCTAACCTATCTTTCGCCCCGCGACCTGGCTCAGTCCTTATCGGCTGGGACAACATACCGGATAGCGGATATGGCAGTTAGTCCACGCTCTTTAGTACAAGGTAACGCGGCTCAAGTGCAGTCGCTGCCCGCTCCGTTGGGCGGCTGGAATGCGCGTGACAGTATTGCCAACATGGAGCCTACAGACGCCGTAACGCTGATAAATATGTTTCCTACGGTTAGCAGTCTAACCATGCGAGGCGGCTATACCAAGCACGCCACGGGCCTCAGCGGCAAAGCCCAGACCATTATGGTTTATAATAGCGGCTCAACGTCGAAGATGTTTGCTGTAACCAGCACGGGCTACGTTTATGACGTAACTGCCGCCGGAGCTGTGGGCGCGGCTGTTGTATCCGGTCTGACCAACGGCATTTGGGAATACGTCAACATCACCACGGCTGGCGGCAGTTATCTCATGGCCGTCAACGGCGCTGACAATGCTTTGTTGTACGACGGCACAACTTGGTCAACTCCGTCCATCACGGGCGTCACTGACAATGACCTGTCCAACATCACGCTGTTCAAAAACCGCATTTGGTTCATTCAAAAGAATACGTTGAAAGCCTGGTATCTGCCGACTAGCTCAATTGGCGGCGCGGCACAGTACATCGACATGAGTTCCGTTTGCCGTTTCGGTGGTCGCCTGGTTGATCTGGACACTTGGACGATTGACGCTGGCTATGGTGTCGATGACAACCTTGCCTTTATTACCAGCCAAGGCGAAGTCATTGTTTATCGCGGCACCGACCCGGCCAGCGCAGCTACATGGGCGTTGATAGGCGTTTGGAACGTAGGCTCGCCCGTTGGAGATCGCGTCATGCTCAAATACGGCGGCGACCTGCTCATACTTACATACGACGGCTTGTTGCCCTTTGCCGCAGCTTTGCAATCCAGCCGCTTAGATCCTCGCGTGGCTCTGTCTGACAAGATCCAAGGCGCAATTACAGCGGCCACGACCCAATACGGCGGGAATTATGCTGATGTTGGTTGGCAGATTTATTACACTGCCAAATACAACGCTGTCTGGATCAATGTTCCAATTGCCGACAACCAGCAACAGCAATTCGTCATGAACAGCATCACAAAGTCATGGTGCCAGTTCACCGGCTGGGCTGCATATTGTTGGGAGACGCTTGGCGAGGAGCCATATTTCGGCTCAGACGGTTATGTCGGCCATGCCTGGGATGACAATTACACTGATGACGTTAGCAACATTGTCACCACCACGCTCCAGGCGTTCAACTATCTAGGCGCGCGCGGCGTTAAGAAATATTTCACCCGCGCCAGGCCAAGCATCTTCAGCAACGGCAGTCCAGCTATCAGCGTTGGGATGAATATCGACTTTGACACGTCTGATACCACGGCACCGTTGACGTTTACCGAAACGTCCTATGCCGTCTGGGATGGGGCGGCAAGCACTTGGGATACGGCTTTGTGGGGCGCTAGTTT